AAATAGCCTATTGCATGCTCTGACGCTTCCTGAACAGGACGTCTTCCGCTTTGCACATCTTCAGGATTTGGTCGTATACCAATATCTGGCCTGAGATTTGTTGCATCTTTTCAGTTGGAGCATCGAACAGAGCGGAGATGCAGGCTTCACGCTCTTCGTTAATTGATTGCAAGAAGTCCGCAAACTGCGAAACGTGAGACAAATAATCCAACGATTTTTCTAGTGACATAATTTACTACTGAGGCATTGCCTGAGTGTTCACATTGCCCATAGCCGCTGGCTGGGTTCCAATGCGACCAATCTGGGCGTTCTGGGACTGCTGCATCTGGAACGTGTACTGCGCGGCGTACTTCTCGATACGGCCACGGAAGGACTCGTCCTGCTGCAAACGCTGGGCAACATCCGGCTGCTGGGCGTACTGCTGGAGGATTTGCAGTGCAATTTGCGCCCCGTTAGGACGGGCAGGCATTTCAATGCCAGCAAAGATCTTGGTGAGGTCATCCGTAACGCTCTTAACCACCTGCTGCTGCGCCTGCTCCACCGGCTGAAGAATCGAATCGGCAGCAATTGGATCAATGGCGTTAGCGGACATTTCGATCAGGGTGTCTGGGTTGATGCGCCCATTGCGATCAAGCTGCATTAGGCTTACAAGCTGGTTCAGCTTGGACTCCTGCGTTTCTGGATCGGAGTTCAGAACGTCGTAAGCAATAACGATGTCGAAGTTCTCGTCAGGGTTGCCCTTGTCGAATCGCATTGGATCGGGCACGCCGGTAACGCGGAAGAACACCTGATCGGGACCAAACCGCTGGAAGCATTGGAAGGTCATCTTAATCACGTCTTGAACGTGGCTAAGGAACTTGTCCAAAATGAACTGACGTTTAATCCCAGACAGCGGGTCATTTGCGCTGAGACCAACCAGCCGGTCAGCCACGTCAATGAGCGTACGCTCCATCTCAACGGAACCGGGGTTATATTGCGGCGTAGGGCCAAACTGGAACTCACCTCCACGGCGGTATGGCACAAAGCGGCCAGGTCCCCAGTCGCTGGGGGCGTTGCCCACAGGGTGCATAATCGGAGGCAGGGTGGCCATCGAGTTGCGGTCAATGCGGCTATCGCGCTCCACCTTAACCTGCCACTGGATGCCGCGCAGCATGTCGGACATGCTCTGCACATCGTACACGCGCTTGGAAGCCTCACTAAGACGAGTAACCACCACCGGGTAGTCCTCGTATCCGTTCATTAGCTCAAACTTGGCGTAGGGCTTAACGTCGCCCATCTTGGCCGAAAGCTCCCGGTGGAACACCGTGCAGTAGATGCCCTCGGAATTGTCGATTGGGTCAATCAAACGCTGGTAGCCATAGACCACCTCAACCAGTTCGTCCGCCTCGTAAACAACGTCATCCCATAGCAGGGTCTTCCGCGTGTTGTTCTCCTGACCAATGGTGTCCACGTTAACGCCCTTGTAGTGGTCAATAATGTAGTCCACCCACTCCTCATTCCAACCCTCAGTGGCAACCTTGTTCTTCAGCTCCTGGGCGGTGAAATAGGTGCGCCAGAAGCAGAACGGGGCACGCTGCGGATCAGCAACGTAGGAGGGGAAAAAGAAGTCGCCATCAGGGGTAAGAGCCTGAACTAGCGGCGCATCCACCTGCCGACGGCTTACTGGAATTTCGGCAACACCAGTCTTCCGCAAATCCTTCAACGCCTGCTTTGCCCGCTTGTCGTTTACCGTTGGGTAAACAGACTTCAGCATCTGGATCATCTGGTCATCAGCCAGACCCTCTACAACCGCAGTAGCAAGCGCAGGGTCAACTTGGGCAAGCTGGTTAAGGTCAAGCCGCTGGAGAAACGTGCGGTCCTCGCGCTGCCAGCCAATGTAGGTAATGGCAATGCCACGCTCAAGCAGATGGTTGCACGAAGCCTCCATCTCCTTCTTGAAGCGGGGAATGTAGCTGCTGACCATCCACTTCAGGAACGAGCTGATAACACGGGCACGGCCCATGTCCCCCATCTCCACGGGGTAAGCACGGATGTTTGCCCGCTGCATAGACGACATCAGCAATGCCACATAGCTGTTAATGCGCTCATCAATGACGTGCGCCTCAGAGTCAGACGCGCCCTCCCACGGAAAGGCATCCGAGCCATGCTTGCGAAGATCCCGAGTCTTACCCGGCCAGATGTTGTTGCGGTCATCGTAGCTCTGGCGGCACTGCTGGAAGTAAGGCTCTAGGTCAGCAAGCGTGTTCTCGTATGCACGACGCAGAGCGTTTACGTTAGGCTCTTTCTCTACATACGTCAGGGATTTCTCGTCGTTGTCGGGAATCATAGGTTTTTAAACTTGTCGATAAACTGGCCAACGGCCCTGTGCGTGAAGGTGGGGTGTACCCCAATCTTCTCACAAATGGTACGCGGCTTTAAATTGTCTGGGTTGCCGGTAAGCTCTCTGTAAAGAATCTCGAAACCCAACAGGCGATCCACATGGGCATCAATCCAGTCATCATCGCACGTCTCATCCCATGAGGGATGCGTGGCGGTAGGTCGTTCCTGTATTGTCTGTAATGGCATGAACCGGGAATTTCTTGTTCTTGAGTTTACCACGCAGCTTTGGTGGAATTAGAATGGCACGTTTACCACCAACGCCTTGTATGTTTCCATAAATCCAGCGCGGGTTCGGAGCATCGTGGACATACTCCGCTTGCAGGACATCTGGAGAAAACTCCGGAATGTCCATAGCGAGCCTAATTTTTAAAACAGCACTTTCGGTGAACCATGTGTTCTTACCGTGTCCAGTGTAGTCGTCAGGCGTAAGTTTCTTTGCCTTGAGCAGCATGAGATCGTTGACGTTAACCCCAAGCTCCTCCGCTAGTTCTGTAATTTTAACTTTCATTAGTAACCTCGTTTTTTCCCTGTTGTCTTCATGCCCGTTGGGTCAATGTAAACGCAAGGAGTTGTTGCCGCGTATCTTAAACAATCAATAGGATCTTTCCACGCTTCCTCTGGACCTGCTGCGCCCGTGTACTCCTTCAGCGAAGCAATCGTGTTTACACAACGATCAGAAATGTAGAAGTGCGGATGGTTCGCTGAATCAACCGGAACCTTTGCGTTGTATGCCATCTTCGTCTGTATTGCCTGAATGCCGTCCTCAATCTCAAGCCCCGGCGCAGGGACAAACAGCAGACCAGCATCCTCCAGCTCCTCGATAATGCTGCTGGCTCCAGTGAGCCCTGGGCGTTTAGCGGCACCGGCTCTCGGGTCAATCAGTCTCTCAAAGATTTGCTCGTTCTCCTCAGACCGCGTAATAAGGTCAACGTAGTCCCTGATACCATAGCCAAGCCCCTTAGCCCCATCGCCATAGGACCACTTGCGTCCAGCCCACGTCGCCCAGTCTCCCACGTTGACATCCGGCCACTCACGGTAAACCCAGAACGTCCCATCCTCATCCACGGCTATCCATAGCATGAACCAGTTCTTGGAACCGGCAGGATCGAGAATTAGGTACCGCGTCACTCCCTTTCTGGGGATTAGATCATGGCTGACCACATTGATGCTGGGGTTAAACAACGGGAACTTTGTGGCCATGCTCTTAGTCGGGATACCGTACAAACGGCATAGCACCCATTGCTCGTCTCCCTTAGCCAAAGCCTCCTTGGCCACCCGCTCATACCCCGAGAACGGATTGTCCTTTGTGTGCAGGTAAATGATGGCTGCGTCCTGCTTGGCACACCGCTGCACATACGGAACCATCTTGTTGTTCAGAAGCTCCGCTGGCTTCTCCTCAATGGTCTTAGCCCCCTCAAGGTACTGCCGCACCGTTTCCGTGTACCCATCAATCGGCGTAAAGGTTAGGAGCATCTTGGCGTTACGGGTAGCCAACCGAAAGGACAGGGTGTTAATCAGGTCGGGGCCACCCAGGTACTCGTCGCACCACGCTCCAAGGTTGGGCACCGTAGGCGCATAGCATCCAAGCTCCAACCCCTCTAGCACCGTCTGGTTCTGCTGAAACTGGCTGTACGTCTTAAACAGGATGCGGCTACCGTTGGCAAAGATGACGCTGTTCCCGGCAAAGCCATTCTGTTTCGTATACGATACATACTCTTCCTGACCAAGCTGCTTACGCTTCAGCTCAACCGGCAGATGGTGGAATACAGCCGTCTGCTGAACCAACACCGAAAGCTCAGCGTTCTGGGCAAAGCAAACAATTAAAGACTGCGGGTTGTTCATGCACGCCTTCACCACCATCCACGCCCCAAGCTGCGTCTTAGCCGCACGGTTGCCACCCAAAGCCAGCACTGTGTCCACCTTGCCCAGCCACTCCTGAACCACATTCCAATTGGGCAGAACAAACCCATACCTATACGGATCGCCCTCAGAATTGCTGATAGCTTCGTGGTAAACCTTATGCAGCCGGATTAAGTCTTTCGGCTCCATCACAGCCATCTCCTCCACCGTAGGAGGCTTCAGGATGGCATGGTTACGCCACTTAAGAGCCATTGGTCTCCGTAACGTTAATCGGGATGGCGTCAGCCTGGAGCTTAGCCTTAGCCGCCGCAATCTCCTTCATGGCATCCTCAAGGGTAATCCCCACCACGCTGTGCTGCACCCGTATGGTGTTCTCACCCATAGCAGACATAGCCTTATCCTGATAGATGCCGTACATCAGCGCAGCATCCCTAGCATTGAGCTTTCTAAGCTCCTCTGGGTCCGCCGCCAATTGATCCATCTTTGCATTAGCAATGAGCCGTGCCTTCTCCGCCAGCTCCACCCCATCCTCCGCAAACCGCTCACGGTGAAACTCAATGGTCTGCTTGTGCCGCTTCCGCAGCGCAGCTATCTGCCCAAAGGACAACCCCGTTGTCTTCATGATGCAGTTGGGGCTATCCCCACGCCCCATCATCTCCAACGCCTGTGCCGACTCCTTGGGCTTCTGCACCTCAGTACTTTGCGGGTTGCTCACCTTTGCCACCGACGCAGCTACACTTGCTCCTACTAATGCCATATCAAATGTACTTGTGGCCGAACTTGCGGCTACTCGTACTCCAAGGCATAACAAGCGTTACGTCCATAGCGAATGGACCAATGCACACGCAAATCATTGCCTCATCCTTATGGCAACGGCCATTTCGTGCGTAGTTTACGTTACCACCAATCGCAATACGGTCAATGTCGTAGTCAATGGACAGTAACCCAAAGCCAACCCACACCGACCAGTATCTGTGCGTTCTCATCCACACACCGCATCAAACTTGCAAATGGTTGTCAAGCGTTGTGTAATGTCCGATAGATCAAACGCCATTGCACCAACACCTCTCTTTTGAAACAAACAGCACATAGCCTTTGTTTCCAAAGATGAGCCCATCTGGCAACTACCCCGCCACATTGCGCCTCACTTTGGCCTGACAGAACTGACACAATACCCCACCCCCTTAAGTTTGCTTGACACACTTTCACTAAACCCCTTAAAACCCCGTTAGGGGCGCACAACGTGCGATCCGAGGCTCGGTGGCCTCGGGCTACTGCGTGTGGCGCCACAGCCACGAATGCGCCATTTAGCCTTTTTTTTAGGGACGGGCGGATGAATTAGTACATCAGCAGCGCGGCGCAGGTCGAACCCCCTCCCCCCGGTCGGCGGTCGGTCGGCGTACCCGCAAAGCAAGTGCGTTGCAGGAGCCTGGCAGGCGGTAGGCTCGCGTGTGCGAGGGGTACGAGGTGGGGAGGATGCATCCGGGGAGCCTCCTGACATCCGGGGAGACATCCGGGGAGCATCTCTCCTGTGCATCCGGGGAGCCTCTGCTGCGGCATGCGGGCTGATCCTGCGGCATTACGCGGCCGGGGAATGGCTAGGGTATGGGCGCGCATTTAATGGGCGCAAACGGGCACGGATTGCGCGAGCTTTTGCGTGAGCGCGAAACTATTTGTCATAGGAGGAAATGCGATTTCTGAAAATAGTTCTCGACCAAATCAATAGAACCTGATCTATTAATGGCATGGGAGCAAAACGCTCCCGGCAAAAACAAACACACATGAAATCTCACATCCTAGTTCACGGCCCTGCTGAGTATGTTTTCAACCAGCGTAGAACCTATAAACAAGACTTCGCTGCCATTCGTTCGTTTAAGTTTCAATCTTTGGTGGTTTCTTTCCGGGATCAGAGCAACCACACCAAGGAGCCTTCCTTTGATGAAATGCGCGATTTCTGGTCTTGCGCGTCCATGTTTGCCGAGTCTCATCTCTCCTCCCATTGATAGCCTAAAAACAAATAACCACCATGAAACAGACACTCACTAGCTACGATTTTGTAAACCGATTCACCGAAATCCGCCCGGACAATTTCTCACGGGCTGCGCTGTTCGCGCTCTTTGATTACTATGGAGAATTGGAGAGAGAGGCACAGGCCGAAACTGAGTTTGACCCCATCGCCATCTGCTGCGATTGGACCGAGTACGCATCGGCCACGGAGGCAGCCGAGGCCCACGGATGGGAGTGCCCAGAATCAGAGGATGAAAAAAACGACACGTCCGAACGCGAGGCCATGCAATACCTCCACGACGAAACGACTGTTTTGGAGTTATCTAGCGGGCTCCTTGTCCTGAACCACTGATCCAACCACAACCACAACCCCTTGCCCTGCTCCCGGTTCGCCGGGGCGGGGTTTCGGGGTGCCAGGGTGGCAACGTGCCGCCCACAACCACAAAAACACAATGATCACGAACCTGCAAAAACTCACGGGGTCCGCACCCCTATATCGCCGCTACCCTTCACAGAGCAACCCCCAGGATGCTTTCGTCGAAATCGACTCGGCCGGGGCCGTTTGGTATTACAGCAACCCGGAGATTGGCAACGGTGTGCCGTCCGACGTATTCCACGGCACCGCCCGACGCTGGCGCATCCCTCACGTCCTCACGGCGCAGGGGTATGAGAGCCTGCACAGGGACATCGAGGACATGCTCCAACGCATCGCCGACGGCATGGAAACCTATTGGGATGGACAAAACACGGCGGGTCGGCTCACGGAGGACGCATCCGACGCCAGCGACGAGCTGGAGCAGTTTTTGTCCAATTGCTGGCAAAACGATTATCTGAGCGACGAGGAATATCTCGCCGAGCTAGAGTCCGCCTGATCCAACCCCATGAAAAACATCAAACTATTCGCCCGAAACGGTGCATGGATCGCCCGCACCGATGACGCCGAGGCCATCCGGTTATTCGGAACGCCCGATCTGCCAACGGCTTTCACCGACCGGACAGACGCCGATCAGGTGCTGTCCGCAATCCAGCGTCTGAATCCCGGCGCGCACGTCTCGATCATCCCCAACCCCATCCCATGAACTCCAAAGCCGTCCTGAAATTCATCTTCGAAACCCTCGTTTGTATGGCCGTTGGCCTAGCGATTGCCATTCTGTTCTATAACGCACTTTAGCAAACACCCTGCAATATGACCACACAAACAAAGCACACGCCCAGCCCTTGGACTCACTCTCCCGGCCAAGACACAATTTGGGCACGGGACGGCAACCTGCTAATCGCCCGCACCGATTATGCGCGGGGGGAAATGGCCGTAAACGAGGACGAATTTAACGCCCGCCTAATCGCGGCCAGCCCGGACCTTTTGGCCGCCTGTGAATCCGCCCTTGCGTTGCTCACTGACCCCAACGCGGAGCCCGGAGACGCGGACGCCGTGACGGCAATGCTTAAAACCGCACTAGCCAAAGCCAAGGGAGAGGCTTAAGCACCCATGTAGGTCCGTTTAAGGCCACTTAAGAGGCATTTAACAGGCAATCCATACCAACACCCGCACCAACCAACAAACAAGCCTAAAGGCCAAAGAAACCAATGAAAACACAATTACTAAAGCTAAACCCGGTCCAGTTTTGCAAAGAAACCCATGCGTGCGCCGGCGGCGAGGATTTTGCCGCTAAACACAAAACAATGGCGGAGGTTTGGGACAACTGCCCCAGGGTTGATTGGCTAACCTGGATTTTGGACGCCATTGACGCGCCGCACGACGAGAAGGCAATGCGTCTTTTTGCCTGCTGGTGCGTCCGCAACACCCCACTGGAAGACGGTCGAAAGGTTTGGGATTTGCTCACAGATGATCGGTCGCGCAATGCCGTCGCAGTCGCAGAACGGTTCGCAAACAGCGAAGCAACGGGAAGCGAATTGCATGCGGCAGGGGCTGCAGCAGGGGATGCGGCACGGGATGCGGCATGGGCTGCGGCAGGGGCGGCATGGGCTGTGGCATGGGCTGCGGCAGGGGTGGCCGGGGCTGCGGCACGGGATGTGGCATGGGCTGCGGCACGGGATGCGGCATGGGCTGCGGCAGGGGTGACAGGGGCTGCGGCACGGGATGCGGCGGGGGATGTGGCATGGGCTGCGGCACGGGATGCGGCATGGGATGCGGCAGGGGCGGCCCAAGTCCGAGAACTTCGCCGCGTTGTCCCAAACCCATTCCTCTAATGGGACCCAACCCATTAAAAGGGCCGCAATCCATTACGCAAATGACACACAATATAACAATATACCGGGACCATGAGCCCCTGTCCCTGATCATCCGCGCCACGATTACGAAAAACCACGACGCTCCAGGCTCTTTTCTCGGTGAAGGTGACTGGATTATTGACCTCGATTCCGTAACCGACGACGCGGGCAACCACATCGAACTGACGGAGGAGGAGGAGCAGGAGGTTGTTGACAGGATTGTAAGGTAAACCGAGATGCGGCTAGTCGGCAGGCCTTTTCCGTGAAGTTTCGCCAGATTAACAGTGAGAATGGTGAAGTTTTGACAGATTAGGCCAGAGTCTAAGATGACTTGACAGACCACGAAAAAACTGTGCTATACTGCCTTTGTTGGGAATGCGGCCTGCACAGCCGATCGAATTTACTGGGTTTGGTGTTTTGCCCAGTGAGCCCCGGAAGCTGTGCAGGCTTGCCGGGGCTTTTTCTTGCCCTGATCCTAACCGTTGGTTCCGGCAACGTATCAGCACCATTGCACCGGACGGTTTAAACGCTGTTAAAGTTAGCTGCTAGGTATCACGACAAGTCCTTGCCCCAACTTAGGGAGATTCGAGGGAGCAAGGCATGGAACTAGCCTCACGGGCTCAGTCAGGGGAGGAAGTGGTACTGAAACGGGGATGGAAGAACCTTTCCCGGAATGCAGTAGGCAAATAGGAGACATACGCCCACCTGGCGCATGGAATCTCCCTCATGGCTAGTCGGGGAGACTTGACTAACAAGATCACCTTGGACTACCGAACGCATTGCCTTTCCCCAGCTTTCAAAGAAAGCGATTGGTTCCGATGGACTACCGATTACAAAAGAGGCATCACGAATTAGCTTGTGCTCTCGCTAGCGAGGTTTCAGTGTGGCGACAGTTTCAGCAACTAATGAAACGCAACCTCGGAGAAGATTCAAATTATCCGAGGTATTGTAATACCAAAAACAACCAATGAAAAACGAAATTACGTTAGATCAGGCCCGTCGCGTCCTTGAGGTAGTCGATGTGGGCCTTTGTGGAGGGATGGGGAATCCGGTTCCCGGACAAATGTGTGTTGAGGCTGCGGTTTGTTATGCCTTAGGACAGCCGCACGGGGACGACCCGGAATGCGTAAATGCCGCTGTGCGCCAATTCAAAATTGTGCTCAATGACTCTAAGTGGTCCAGCAACCAGGCCAGAGCACAGGGCATGCGACGGCTGGCAATTGGTCAGCTAGGCACCAATGATCCGTCTTTCGACGAAAAGAAGTTTATTGATGTGCTGGTTGAGCAGACGATACGCAAGATTGTGCCGCACGCGCTGCGTGCAGCAGTCAAAACGGCTAAAGATGAGCGCAAGCAGACGCTGGAAGAGGCTGCGGTTCGTTGCGAGCGGGACGGGGATTTGGGGGCAGCGCGGAATGCGCGAGAAGCCGCTTCCGCCGCCGCCTCCTACGCCGCCATCTACGCCTCCGCCTCCGCCTACGCCTACGCCTACGCCTACGCCGCCGACGCCGCCGACGCCGCCGCCTCCGCCTACGCCTACGCCTACGCCTACGCCGCCGACGCCGCCTACGCCGCCGACGCCGCCGACGCCGCCGCCTCCGCCTACGCCTACGCCTACGCCTACGCCGCCGACGCCGCCTACGCCGCCGACGCCGCCGACGCCGCCGCCTCCGCCTACGCCTACGCCTACGCCTACGCCGCCGACGCCGCCTACGCCGCCGACGCCGCCGACGC